TTCGTGTGAGTTTGAGCGTTGGATGAGGCTCTCGAACGCGATCACGCGAGCGAGAGAAACGAGTTCCGCATATGACAACGACAGTTTTAGTACCCGAAGCATTGACCACGCAGCAAACCGAACTTACTACCAAGCTGGCAGAGATCGTCAAACAGCAGACCGATCTGGCTGCTCAGAAAATTGAAGTTGAAACCAGCCTCCGCCGGATCGACACCGCCATTCGGTTCTTGAAGGGTGAGGTCGTGATTCCGGTAGCAGGTAGCACCGGACGCAAGCAAATGAGCGAAGAGGGTAAGGCAAACATTCGCGCCGGTCTGATCGCCAGCGCAGCCCGCAAGAAAGCTGCTACGGAAGCCGCGTCAGCCGTTAGCCAAGCCCCTCAGATCGCCGAGACGCCGTCCGCACCGGCTCCAGCACCCGTTTCCCCGGCGGATACCAAGGGCGGCAAGAAGGCCGCGAAGTGACGCCCCTGATTCCGAATTCCTACTTGGAGAACATAAGTTTTCCAACTACGGGCGCTCCTGGTTGGTGGGAAATGGCCCTGGGTTACGTTCAGGATCTCAACACCAAAATACTCGCGCTAGTGTTGGTAATGCCTGCGCCAGCGACGGCGAAGGGAGCCGGAAGGTGAAGGACCTCAAAGAATCAGACCTGCTCAACTTCACGGGTACTGAAACGTGGTATCGGCACTCAATCAACCGGAAGATGACGTATACAGAGGGAGCGCAGTTCGTGGCGGAGCACGGTGGAGCCTATTGGCTGCTCGACGAAATTGCTTTCGCGCAGTCCAACAAAAAGGTGAGCGGAGAGGAGTTCCAACATTGGAAGTTAGTCGTCTCCGATAAGACCGGCGTACTCACCTGCGATGACGGAAACGGAAACATCGTCTACACGCAGAAGTTGGACTACACCGATTTCCCGTTGGAGACTGTCGCTTTCTACTACACGGACAACGTGCTGATGCTTCCCAGCGAATACTGATCCTCGCGCACGCGTATATGCGCACACAAGGCCGCCTTAACCGGGCGGCCTTTTATTTTGGGTAGTTTCCCATGGTTTTCCACAGACTGTTTTGCTATTTCTTCGGAAAAAATCGGACTTATGCACAATTAGCTCGGTTTGACCATACCCCACGCTCGGGAGAAACCTAATGACAGGAGGCAACACATGGAAACTGACGAATTACCTGCTAAGTATTTACGCGACACCAGGCGCGTCCTGCTTGCTTGCTGTGTCAACTTGTTGACCATTGATCCCGCAATCGAGTTCATGAAGGTGCTGCACCATAACACCCACATGGATTCACCGTTCTGGAAGCAGAACTGTGATTTTATGGCGGCACTCGGGTATATCAAGTACAATCCCACGCCGGGAGCCAAGTACACCAGGGCACACAAGCGCATTGCCGCGAACATCACCAAGCGTTGGGCGGAAAAGGCAGCAAATCACAAGGCCGCAATCGAGTACTACCAGCAGGACCCGGCGAATCGCGAAATCGTCGATGCCCTCACCCGTGGTAGGTAACCCACAACCATGGGTCGGTGAAATTGCCGGCCCCGCAACCTACTTTGATTTGGAGACTCTTGTATATGACACGCACCGAAAAGAAACAATTGCAAACACAACTCAAGGATACGATGCTGCTGTCCTTTTGCACCTTTGCTTCAATCGAAGATGCTCAGACTTTCGCATGTGAATTCTTTGAAGCTCTCCCGCAGCGTTCGCTCTTCCTCGATCCGATGGCGGATTTGGTCGGGGCGCTCGCGCAGATCAACGGCGACCCTGAACATGAATGGTTTATGGGCACGCCCGAAATGAAGCGGTTGGAAGCTCGCATTCGCGAGACATTTCCATTTCTCATCGCCGCAGAGGAAATCACCGCAGCTTAACCATCAACCGTGGGGCTGGGCGACCCGCCCCGCAACAGATTCACTGGAGGCAATAAATGGAACCAGAAATCGATGTACTGGAGCAGGACCCGATTCCACTTACCGAGAACGAGATCGCAGCAGGAGCCCAGTTCGAGGAGTCGGTCCAGAAATTGGTCGAGAACAACTTTGAGCAAGAACCTTCTCCGCATGATGAATTCCACAAGGCGTTTCACATCGTTCTTAATCAGCTTGTCGATGATGCAGACCTGAACACAGTCATGGATTATACGGGTGTAATGTCCGTTGTCATGGCGATGTTCAAGGTCGCGCCTGAGGGTGGCATCGCTCGGGACATCATTAGTGAGCATCTGGACGATGTCATGGAAACCCTGTTCTTTCACGACGATATTAAATTTGAGACCGAGTGGAAGGCATCGGCAGCATAACCATCAACAATGGGGCCGTGTCCACCGGCCCCGCAGTTTGATAATTGCACGGCATGATTTGGCTTCGTATTACAGGTCAGATATGAGCAAATCCGCAAAGGCAGTTTGGAGATCGATGAATCCGGTAAGCCGAGCATTCGGGCGACTGATGAGTAAGAAGCCGGTGGTCGTGGAACCGATCCGAGAAGCAGATGTAGCTGTTCCGACTTCCACCCACGTAGAGAGAGTCCGACCTATTTGGGAAACTGAGCCAGCGGACAGTATTGAGATAAGGTCCGATGCGCCAGCGGAGGATTCCAAGGTGACGGCCTCATGAACCGTCCGATCAAAAGTGAAGGAGTGGTGACTCAAGCTCCACTCCTTCAGCCTTCCTTGAGAAAGGAACTATATGAACATCGAGCAAGAGGCCATTCGGCTTCGTCAACTTTGGGCAGTTCTATTCCGTGAGTTCGACAGTGATACTCCCAATCTCACTCAGTTCTATGTGTGGCTTGGAAAGTATCCTCCGATTGTCATTGAACAAGCCATCCAAGCAACCCTCAAGTCAGCCTTCTACATGTCAAAACAGAAGAAGGTTATGGGGTTCGAGTTTCAGGTCAACTATGCCGAGAAGGTCATGAAGAACAAGACTCGTGACCAGATGGTTGCGGAGTACAAGGAATTCGGTTTGGTGTATGAACCGGAGCCGATCTCAAATCAGCCCACAGTCGGCCCACAGTCGGCCCATAGTGCGCCCACAACCCTCGATGTAACTTCCACAGAACGTGCTGATCCCCCAAAACGAAGCAGCAAGATGACTGATATGGAGTTGCTCGCAGCCATCCAGGATAACTATCGGAAGGGTGGCTCATTTTGAGTTACAAAGACTTCGATGTCGCAAGAAATGATCGAAGTGAAGGAATGACAGCATATGCCAAATGCTTGTGGATGGTGATTGCTTCTCATCGATACTCCGACACTGGATTGTGTTATCCAAGTCAGGAAACTCTGATGGGAGACACAGGTTTCAGTGAGAGAACCATTCGTCGCGCAACAAATGAGCTTGTAAAACGGGGCGTCATGACTGTTGTTACCGGAAAAGGTAAAGAGTCAACTCACTACCATCTGCTGATGTATGCAGGTTCCAAGAAAGTCATAAGCACATTCCATGATGAGTACGAAGGTGATTCCAGAGCGGTCAGTCAGACCGCCCAGCATGTTTTCTATGATGATTACGCCGGAGATCCCGAATCCAGCCCGGTCAGTCAGACCGCCCAGCACGAAATCCAGAGCGGTCTGATAGGCCCCCAAAAGGTACTTTGTTCTTTCCACGTAGTGGACATGGTGGATGACTCAACCGTTCTTACCGGTGCAGACATCAACGGTGCATCAACGGTGCCACACCCATCACTCCGTGAGACAGCACACACAGGGGAGACCCCTGTACCCCCAACCACAACAGCCACAGACTCGGGAGAAGTGTCTCCCGATCCCTCACCACAGGACTGGCATCCCCGTGATAGAGAAGTGGACGATCTGGTAGAGACCTGGAAGAAGTTCTCCAGCAAGCCATGCTTCCGTAGAGACTTCGTCAATCTCCTGATCCGTCTCAAGGGTTCCGATATTTCATGGTGCCATGCAGAGTCGGCAATGATCTGGATGTTCACGACAAGTCACTGGGCTTCCGAAAGTCCGAACTGGAAAGAACCTCGTGACATCCGGTCTACAGGAGACTTTGTCAATCCCAAGAATTTCTTCGTGCTGTACGAACAGTCGGGTGTTTATCTTACGAAGCAGAGGGCAGGAATAGAAGAACGGCAGGAACGCGAAGCTCAGAAGAATACCCGTGCTAATCCGTTTGCGAAGTCCCAAGAGAGGTTTCAAAACGCAGATGAATCTGATGATGAGCAAGTGTATGTCAAGGGCGAGGATGCTTCGTTTGACGACGATGATGGAGACGAAGAGGCCTTTCGGGCAAAGTATCAGGCCAAAGTCTCTGTTGGCGCACCTGCTGATCCGTTTGAAGACGACGTGGAGGCACTTTGATGAGCTATGTCGAGAATATTCGCCACAAGACCGTGACCTACACCGCTGACGAAATCGCGGCCATGGTTGTAAAGTTTCGACAGCATGAAGTCAAGCATTTCAAAGCTGGCGAATTGAACGTGCCATATCGACCGGGAATAGGACCTGAGATCGACGAGACGCAATCCAAAGCAAGCGAGGCGTAGATATCCATGCCTGTGAGTCCCGGTGGATTATGTAAGGATTGTCAGAAGCGTGCCTTGTCAGGTTCGCGATATTGCCAATCTCATCAGACTGACAATCAAGCAAGAGAGAAACGTCATCTCTACGATGCGTTTGGAAGAGACGAAGAACTCCGACCGTTGTATCGATGCAAGCGATGGGAAGCAACACGTCAAAGAGTGTTGCGTAGAGACATCCTTTGCGTGGCGTGTGGTCATAAGGCAAGCACTGAGGTTGATCATGTCTTGCTTGCGCGACTTGTGTTGGACAACTTCGGACTTGATGAGTTCTACAACATCGAACGATTGCAAGGACTGTGCCATGATTGCCACTCGATGAAGACTGCTCACGAGTCAGGATGGGCAGGAAGCAAAGGCACAAGGTTAGATAACCTGAGCAATCGTAGCAACACGACTGTTGTGTGTGGTGGTGTATGTAGTGGAAAGACAACATATGTAGAGCAGCACAGACAACAAGACGATGTCTGTTGGGATTACGACGAAGTGATGGCACGCATCACAGGGTTGCCTTTGCATCAGTCACTACAAGGAGCGATTGGTTCCGTGCTTGCCGATAGAGACGCCTTCATACAAGGTACAGCGACCTGTACAAACCATGTTTGGTTGATCGTAGCACGACGCGATGCCTACATCGTGAAGCTCCTTGAGTCAGCAGGAGCAGAGGTCATCGTGATGACGACTCCCGATGATGAGTGTCAGCGACGACTACAAGCAAGACGCAAGCAAGAGGCACTAAATAACCCCTAGTTATACCCGTACCGGGCGGTGGGCGTGTAGGGGCAGTACCTCGTGTACCCGTACCCCCACATGATCTTAAACACATGCTGTCTCGCAGCCCGGTGCCGCACAAAATTACGTGTACCCCAGCTTCACAAAATAGGAATTAGCCAAAAATATGCCTTTTCCTCGCACACCATCGGCTCTGCTTGAAACAAAAGGGGCCTACATCAAGGAACCCAGTCGCAAGCTAGAGCGTGCTAACGAACCTACGACTGATCGCCCTATCGGTGACCCGCCTGAATATCTTACCAAGGCGGAACGCAAGGTGTGGCGCGAACTCGTTAAGCAATCCTGCCCTGGCGTGCTCAAGGAACCTGACCGTTTGATGTTTGCCATGCTCGTAGGATTGGCGACCAAGTTTCAGAACCGCGAAAAGATGGTCATAGCGGAAACAAATCAAATGATCACCCTGAGTTCTAAGTTCGCGCTCAATCCCGCTGACCGCAGTCGCGTTCAAGTCGCCGCTGCGCCGAAGTCAAACTTACAAAGTTTCTTAGGGAATCGCCCTACGCCTATATCTAAGCCGAAGTTGGTAGTGAATTCATAGCTAGTGAAACCGACGGGTCCCATCCCGCCTCATACACCGTCTGACCTTCCCCAGCCTGACGATTTGTAACTACATAACCCCTCTTCAGAAGCCCATGCCCGGCTCCATTGAGTCCTGACAAAGGCCGTGTGTCAATCCCGCTCCGCCGAGCGACTTGGGACAACTTCAAAAAGAGGTTCTGTCATGGATAGCAAGACTCTCAACGCTCGCAAAAAGGAAATTCTGAATCTTCAGCAAGAGTTGCTCACCAAGGCAACTGCTGAAAAGGGTCAGTTCACGTCCGCTGAAGACGAAATGTTCAGCAACTGGACGAAGGAACTCGACGCCATCAACACCAACCTGACTCGCGTCGCAGCCGTTGACAAGGGCCTTCTCGAAGTAGCACAGCCCACCAACCAGATCGTGGTTCCGGAATTCAAGGGTGCCACCAAGAAGTTCAACAACTGCACCGCCGAGTACGCTACTGCTTTCTGGAATGCTTTCAAAACTCGCGACTTCCGTAACGCGGCACTCGCCGAAGGCGGAACAGCAGCGGACGGCAGTTACTTGGTGCCAAACCAGACTGATCCCTCCATCCCCAATCTGGCGGTGATCGAAGCATCCGCTCGCAAGCTGAGCCGCGTCATCACCACGGAAATGGACATCAAGCTGCCGTATCAATCCGCCAAGTCTGTTGCAACGGCCAAGGCAGAGAGCACCAACTCCGGTGTAAACGCTTTCGGCACTTCCGTTCCTCAGTTCAACACCACGACTTTGTCTGCTTTCATGGCGGGCAACAGCATCGCAATTAGCTGGGAACTCATGCAGGATGTAAAAGCATTGAGCCAGTTCGTAACTTCCGATTTGGCGCGAGCAGTTTACAACTACGAAGAGGGTCAGTTCATCGGCAGCGCCTCTCTTGGTACTGGTACAGGAATGCCTCTGGGTTATCTGAATGGCGCAACTGTTCAGACGACCGCTGCTCTGACCATCAGCACTGTCCTCGACTTGGTTGCTGCACTGAAGGCCGCGTACTATTCCGGTGCTTCCTTCCTGATCAATCGTGGGGAATTTCACAGGTTGTATAAAGCGCAGATCGCTGCGTCACAGTTCCAGACCTATGTGACCTACGATGCGAATGGTCAGGCTCGTCTGCTTGGCTTCCCTGTGTCCTTCTCCAGCGCAATGCCCATGTACACCGCATCTCCGGCAGTTTCCGGAGCAGTCTTGTTCGGCAATTTTTCTGCTGGATGGGTGATCGGTGATCGTGGCGACAGCAACATTTACGTCAAGGTGCTCGATCAAATCGCAGCATTGAACGGACAGACAGTTGTTCTCGGCTATCGCCGCACCGACCAGCGTTGCACGTTGCAGGAATCGGTTCAGTTGCTCACCACCAACGCTTAACCAACCGCAGCAGTGTGCTGCTCACGAATGCCTCAGCCCTATCCGGGGTTGAGGCTTTCGTGCGTTATCGCTAGTTAGATAAGTATTTCTCGACTATGAGGTACGAGTTCATAGGGGTGAAGTTCATGTGGCAGAACGCCGGACTCCAAACCCGGATGATGCGGGTTCGATCCCCGTCACCCCTGCCATTTTTGAGAGATGGGTATGGCCTATGCTCCCAGTAACAGCCACGGCTCAACAATATATCGACGGAGTGCTTGACGGATCAATAGTTGTAGGACCGTGGATCAAGAAAACCATACAGAGACACATTAGAGATTTAGAGCGAACCGACATTCACTTTGACGCAGCGGCTGGTCAATACGTTGTCGATTTCTGTGAACGATTCTGCATTCCATCTGCTCAAACTACACCAATCGAGTTGATGCCATGGCAGAAGGCGATGCTTTACATCGTCTATGGATGGAAACGCAAAGATGGATACAGGCGTTTCCGCCGGGTGTACTGCGAGGTGGCGAAGAAGAACGGGAAGACTGGCCTAGTCGCAGCACTGATGCTCTATCACCTGATCGCTGATGGCGAACTGAGTGCAAGAGTGTACTGTGCTGCCACTGCTCAAAAGCAGGCTCGTGAGGTATTCAGCGAAGCAGTTGCAATGCGGGACAAGAATCCGGAGTTACTAGCGGCCATAGAAAAGTCGGGTAACTCTCCAGTGTTGGCACTGTATACCACGGTAACTGGTTCTCGAATGACACCACTTGCCAGGGGAGCAGACAGTTCGGATGGTGCTGTTGTCTCCGCTGCTTGTTTGGATGAGATCCACCGGTGGAAGCTGACTGACAACCTATGGAGCATCCTCCGTTACGGTGGAGATACCAGAAATCAGCCACTCCTGTGGGGCATCACTACGGCAGGCGCGTCGGAAGGAAAGTCCACACTTTGCTGGGGTGAACATGAATATGGTTCACGAATCCTAGACAGGATGGTTACAGACGACGAAGTAGCCGTCTTCATATTTAGCTTAGATCCAAAGGACGACTACAAGGATGAAAGCAACTGGGTCAAACCCAACCCATCCCTTGGTTACATCCTTCCACTCACAGCACTCCAAAATCAATTTGCAGAGAGTCAAGGTAAGCCCACAGCACTCGGAGAGTTCAAGAGATTTCGCTGCAACATCTGGAGTGATGAAGCCGCTTGTCCTGCAATCGAAATAGACACTTGGGATGACTGCTGCTGTGAAGATTTATCAAAGCATCCTGACCCCAAACGTCTTCGCAAAGAGACTATCGAGCAACTGAAGGGCAAACTCTGCTTCGGTGGCGTAGACCTTGCGCCCAAAATCGACACGTCTGCTCTTGTGTTGGTGTTCCCTCCGTTGACTTCCGAAGAGAAATGGCAAGTCCTTGAATATTTCTGGGTTCCAGAAGACAACATACAGGACAGATGCAAGCGCGACCATGTGCCCTACGACATTTGGGCCAAAGACGGTTTCTTGGTACCAACACCGGGGAATATGACGGATGTGCGGTACATCTCCGAACAGATCGTTGAAATCAATAAGCTATACGACCTCAAAGAAATTGCCTACGACGATGCCTGGAGCAGTGAACTTATCAGAATGCTCGGCGAGTCCGGCTTCCCGATGCAGAAGTTCGTATCCCATCCCCAAACTCCTATCAAAATGAATCCGGCCTGCCTCGAACTCATGAGGAAAATCGAGAGGCACGAACTTTCTCAAACGGCGAACCCAGTCATGCGCTGGCAGATGTCAAATTTGCGCTGGGCAACACAGGTAGGCACAGGCTTCATCAAGCCTGCTCGCGACAGAAAGAGGGAAAAAATTGACGGATGCGCCTCGTTGCTGATGGCTATCTCCCGAGCCATCGACCCCGAAAACATGATCAAGCCCAAGCGCAGGTTTTTCATGGTTCAGTCATGATGACGACTGTCGAAAAGGTGGTCATCTACACGAAGAAACATCCGGATACACTCCCGCGTGACATTGCTGTTCATTTCTGCTTATCGCAAAGTTATGTGACGTTGATTATCCGTGAAGCAGGGTTGTCGAAGCCCTGGAGAAGTGGTCGCCCACCCAAGCAGGTGTCTATCAGCAAAGCAGGTCATACGATAAGTCGTACAAACGAGGAATACAAATGGGAAAGTATCCTCCACTATGCCGGGTTAGGGATGGATCGTGGGGTGCAACTTGGAGGCAAGCGGCTTCAGTATGGGTACGATCCACTGCTGGCTGAGCCGGGTGATTCTAGCATAACCGCCGATGTGAACAATCTCGGTTAGTTACTTAACCCCTATACAGAGCCCATTGGCTCTTGCTCACACAGCCAGCATGTAGCCCACAGGCAACAGAGGCGGAATGAATCCTTTCACTAAAATAAACTCGATCATCCGGTATGCTTTCAAAAATGAAGGTGAGAGCACTCTCGCAGCCCCATCGGGAGATTTGCTTCAAGCCCTCGTCGGATTTCCTGCCTCCTCAGGCAAGGCTGTAACTCGCGCGACCGCCGTCCGTGTTGCAACATTCCTATCTGGTGTGCGTGTACTGGCAAACGATATTGCCAAGATGCCTCTTATCCTGCGTCAGACTTCTGTCATAGACGGTCGCCTGCGTACCTCCCATGCGATAAGCGATCCTCTCTACCCTCTACTTCGTTTCTGTCCCAACAGTTACCAGACTTCGTACCAGATGCGCTGGTTCCTCGCCAGTCAGTTGATTATGAACAGCAACTGCTACTGCCAGAAGATCCTCGACCAAGCCGGTGAAATCCTCGCATTGATTCCCCTTCAGGCGTGGAACATGGCTCCGCACTGGGACAGGCAGACGAATCCTCCTACGCTTTTTTGGCGCTACTCGGATGGGCAGGGCAACATCCGGGAATTCAAACAGGAAGAGATCTGGCATGTGTCGGCGATGAACCTAGAAGGGTTCGGTCTTGAAGGTTCATCGATCATCATGCTGGCGAAGGAAGCAATCAGTCTCCTGATCGCCGCCGAAGAAACTGCTGGTCGCACATTCTCGAATGGTCTAGGAATGTCTGGATTCCTGACGAGTGTGAGTCCTGACACTGCCCCCGATGAGATCCAAGCACAGAACACTATCGACCGACTCCGGAAGGATTTCAGCGGATCGCAGAATGCTGGGAAGTTCACATACATCCCCGACATGAAGTTCGAAAAAATGACCTTTACCGCGAAGGATAGCCAACTGCTTGAATCCCGCAAGTGGAATGAGCAGGAGATTATTCGCGTATTGGGTGGAGCGCCGCTCCTAGTCAAGCTCGGATTGGGTGAGCAAAACTCAACTTATGCCTCGTCCACGGCATTTTTGGATGAGTATTTCAACACGTGCTTGTTACCGTACACGGTGGCCATCGAACAAAGTATCACTCGTGACCTTATCCCGAAGAAACAGTGGGCCACACTGTATGCCAAGCACGACGCGGATGTAATTCTTCGTGGTTCGCCCAAAGAGCGTGCTGAGACCAACGCGGCTCTGATTAACTCGTGGCAGATGACCCCAAATGAGGGTCGAGCTATCGAGGATAGAGATTCAATCGAGGGTGGAGACTTCTTGTGTGGACCTTCCAATGGAGCCATCTACGACCCAGTCAAGGGCGAGTTCTTTATTCCTGGCCAAAAAGTCCCAGACGATGCTGATCCTAATGATGCGAACGAGGAAAACGGAAGCAAGGAACCCAACGATGGTAGTTCGGATGCTTCAGGAACTGGCGAGGATGCCAACTCGACCAATGTTCCACCACCGGCTAAGACAAAAAAGGTTCCTGCGAAGGTTCCAAACAAGCGGTTAAATGCGTTGGCTAACTCAGCAGTTGAGCGCATCGAGCGAAAGCTGGCCAAGTCAACTGTTGACGCAAAGTTCGTGGCGGAGGTACTCAACTGCCCGCTTGATGCGGCCCAAACATACTGCAACACGATTTATCAGACGCCAGAAGATGTACATGCAGCCCTGATGGTGCTGGCGATGGGAGAAGAATAATGGACCCTCTTCGTAAGGACAAAACGCCTATCGCGTTCCGAGCACAAACAAGTAACAAGGAACTCTCGCTCGACATCTTCGATGTAATCGGGGAAAGTTTCTTCGGAGAGGGCATCACAGCCGATGCTGTCAAAGGTGCCATGGAAGAAGCAGGTGATTTCTCCTCTGTCATCGTGAATGTATCCAGTCCTGGCGGCGATATGTTTCAGGGAGTCTCCATCCGCAATCTTCTTGCGCAGTGCGGAAAGCCAGTGAACATCAACGTGGTGGGAATGTGTGCCAGCGCGGCCTCTCTCATTGCGACGGCTGGCAAAGTAACCATGGCTCCGGGCACGTGCTACATGCTTCATGAGGCGCAGGGCATGTCCATGGGTGATGCCGACACGATGCGCAAGATGGCGGACACTCTGGAAACAGTGACCAGTTCCGCCGCTGACCTCTATGTAGAGAAGACGTGCAAGCCCAAGGCTGATGTATTGGCACACATGAAGGCCGAGACATGGCTCACTCCGGAAGAAGCAGTAAAGAATGGTTATGCTGACTCCGTCGGTGGGAAGAAGGCTCCGGTGAAAAACTCCTTCGATCTGTCATTGTTCCGCAATGCTCCAGCAGAACTGAAGAACGAAGTTGAAGTGGCCGAGGTGCCCGAACCTGTTGTTGAAGAGCCCAAGGCACCCTCACTCGACATTTACGCTCACCAACTCGAAATCAACAAACGGAAGTAGCCATGTATCAGAGCATTCTTCAGCCTCGGTCAGGTCCGATTGTCACAGTAGCCCAGCTGTGCAACTTCGCACGTGTGGACATTCCGGAATCGGGATCTGACGACGAGGACACGATCAACACGTTCATCGCTGCCGCCACTGACACTGTTGAAATCATGGCGGCCACGGCCTGTCTCAACGAGCAGATGCTGGAGACTTACGACTATTTTCCCGGTCAGCAAGACCCTCGTAACTATCTGTACTCGGAATTGAACTACGCCTTCACCGCGACGCCCTATTGGTGGTATGGATTTCCGACGAAGGACAGCATTGAACTGGTACGTCGCCCGGTCATCGTGCCGTCTGGCTCTCCTATCGTGAATAACGTGGTGGTCACCTATAACGACCCAAATGGGGTGAAACAGACGCTGGACCCGGCAGTCTACACGGTATTTGCCAACAAGATTACCCTGAATGTCGGCCATCAGTGGCCAGTGACTGACCGTAGGCAGGACTGCATATCCATCACGTACTTCTGTGGATATGACCCCGAAGACCCAACTCAGGTTCCCGCACAGTTGAAAATGGCCATCATGTTTCTTGGCTCTCATTTCCTCGATAACCGCAGCATCGTCGCGGTTGAACCCACATCTGAGATTGCCGTCACGCTGTCCAAGATGCTTAATAGTTTTTGCTCGAAGAGGATTGCGAGGTAATCATGCTACCGAAGAAACTTAGCACTGGCGTCCGGTACATGAGCGCGTCACAGTACAACGTGCCGATTACAATCACTCAGCCTAATGCTGGTCAGGCAGTAGATGGTACGCCCAACGCTGAAACCATCGTGACGACGACTCATGCCAATGTCGCCAAGTGGCGTAGCCGTGAAGTTGACAAGGCACAAGCTCGCAATGCACTGGGATACTACCAGATAACCATCCGATACCCCAAGAATTACAGCTTAGACTCCGGAATGAACATCCTTGTGCGCAACCAGAGGCATCTCATTGACGGATTTCTAGACGAGGATGGTCAGAAGATCCAGTTGAAAATCAGCACATGGGTCGAAAATGACACGGTGGTGGCACAGTCATGAGTGTAGAAAAGGGCCTTTTCCAGCTTATCCAGTCCGACACCAACGTGGCCACAATCGTCACCACGACGAACGGCAATGGGGTCTATTGGATTTTGCTGCCGAAGGGCGGCTCAATCCCCTGTATCATACTGAGCCGCGTTGCCACCGACGACACCTATGCCATGTCCGGAAGCCTGAAGTTCCGCGGTGCGCTGTTCCAGGTTGACTGTTACTGTGCCAGCTTCTATGAATCCCGGTCGCTTGGAGACATCGTCAGACACTTGCTAGAGTCATTCAAAGGTGCCTTACCGGATGGAACTGTCTCTCCGTTCGTCTCAGGCACCATAGTTCAGGGTATCCAGATCACGAAGGACTGGGATATGAACTATGAGGAAGGCGGAAAAGGATTCGTATATCGCGCCCTCCTCGAATGCCGCGTGTGGTATAGGGATAACTAACGGCTACTTGGCATAATGATATTGGCTTGGAATTGTCTTTCCAACAGTGGAACCATCTGCTTTCCACATAAGTTGAGGGTTAATGCTGTACCACCTTTCCTGTGGTTTCTCCTTACCATGCTTATCGGTAATCGAAAAGCTGACTGCGAAGTAGCAAGTAAAGGTATCCCCACCCATGTGCTTGTGGGTAAGTTTCATCCATCTGAACGAGAAGTGAATAGGTTTATCCGGGGTGACTTGCTGCATCAAATTCATCATAGGGTCACACATCATGGACTTATCGTCACAAGTAGACCAGTGAAGCTCCTCGTCATCAGGAATTAGAGGGAAAACCATGTGCGTTCCATCTCCAAATTCAATTATCATTGAACCAGCATAATCTGAACAGGATACATCCGTATCGGTGGTGTTACAACCAGCCGTGTAGGTCGTTCCACCTACTTCAACAGTTGAAGTTGAATCATAGTGTGGAGCAGAGAATGTTATGGTTCCGGTTTGGTCATAGACAAGCGGGGATTTGTCCTTCGCAAACGTCACTATTGGCATCAGGCCAACTAGCATTACAATACAAAACGCATATTTCGTAGATTCGACTAACCGGCGAAGAAACACTAGAGTCGCTACAACCCCGTACATGACGAACAGAATCGCCATAGTTGAATAGTCCTTTACAGCATTCATGTGATTCTCCTTTTCACTACTCTCTACGTACTGTTTTCCTGGAACGGTTAGTGATCGTGAAAACTATTTAACCCCTATATGTAAGGCTAAGGCGACTACAGCAAGGCAACAACGAACATCAGCTTCATCCTTCCTGTATGTTGTCTCCCGCCCTGGGGGATAAATGGCTATTCAAATTGAAGGTCTCGCCGAACTCTCCCAGCTTCTAACTGAAATCACACCCGCAGCAGCGAAACGCTATCTAGGTCGCTGTGGTGATAGGGCTGCTCTTCCCATGCTTGCTGCCATGCAAGGGACCGTTCCAGTGGGTGTCGGAATCCTTGAAGAGGAGTTGAGTTACTCCAAGAAGTTCCTCAGTGATGGCGACGAAACCACTTTAGAAATCAAGATTGGCCCGGAGAAACCTGCTTTCTGGGGATCACTTCAAGAGTTCGGGACCTCGAATCAAGCTGGTCAGCACTGGATGGGACGCGCCTGGGAAAGTTCCAAGGACGAGGTTCTAAACGTGTTTGTCGAAGAGGCGCAGAACCTCATTCAAGACTTGGGAGCAAACAAGAAGGGATAACAGATGTCAGATCTTCCTAAAGTGTCGTGTATCATGCCCGCTTGTTACGGGAAGATGGCTCTCGTCGCTGTGCAGTGTTTCATGAATCAGACGTACGAGAATCGTGAATTAATCGTCGTTGACAACAATGACGACGGAGACACGATTGAGACTCTGTTACCGGATGACGACCGCATTAAGTATTACCGCTGTCAGCGTATGCCGGTCGGTGCTCTTCGCAATCTTGGAACAAGTTACTCCAGTGGCGACATCATCTGCACCTGGGATTGTGACGACTGGTATGCAGCCACTCGCATAGAAGAGCAGGTTGCACGTCTGGCAGAGTCGGGTAAGGCAGTGACTGGTTTCGACAGCGTCTACTTCTATGACACGAGTAATGGAAACACCTTCCGATATTTCTACGAACCTGGTCGTGCGCATATCCCCTATGCCTGCGGTTCAAGCCAGTGTTACCTCAAATCCTGGTGGGAGAATCATAAGTTTCCGGCAACGGGAGTTGAGGATTACGCCTTCCAACATGAGGCCTTCGAGAACGATCAACTGGACAGCATCGACGGTGCAGAACTCCTAGTTGCACGAGCACATGGCGACAGTATGTGTTTCCCTGCGCAGCTTGGCATCCACAAACAGTTTCCATCAGTTTCCCAGAATCAACTACCACCAGAGTTCTACAGTGCGATAGCTCCGGCTGTTGCAAAACCACAAAAGAAGGTAACAGTACCAACACAGGAGACAACCCATGAGTAACCCCATTGTAGGCATCTCAGATGCGTTTGAGTTCGCATCAGTTTTGACTCCCGCTACATTCACCACACTCGCTGGTGTAACCAGCATTGCCATCAGCGGAGACAAGGTTGCCACCGAAAAAACCACAACGATGGCAACTGTCAACGGAGTGGACACTTTCATCGGCAGCACGCAGGACCCTGGCACTGCTGATGTCAAGGGTTTCTTCCTGCCTGGAGACACCACTCAGGTAGCTCTTGAGGCCATACGTCTTGCTGGTGTGGCAGTTCCCATGAAGGCACTGTATGGCACCACGAATAGCTGCGCCTTCAGTGGAATCGTGGAGTCGTTCACGCCTTCTTGGCCACTGGACAAGCCTGCCACCTTTGATCTCAAGATCAAGATTTCCGGTGTCAAGACTTACCTGTAACCAACTCTGACATGGTGGGGACGAAAGTCCCCTCCTGTGTATTACGAGGAACCCCATGAAGGACGAAACAGTTCTCAAACTCGCGATCACGCCTCACTTCAAACTGTCCATTGACAAAGAGGACGGGACTGAACCAGAGGAATGGAAGCTCTGCTTAGATTACCGTGCTCTAGCTCGGATCGAAGATGCGACTGAAGTTAGAGACAAGGATGGCACGGTTATAACACCTGGCCTCGACTTGAAGAAGATCGACGCATGGAAAGACATCAGTTCCGGCAAGCATTTCCCAAAGATCATCTGGGGAGCTTTGCAACGCTTTAACCCCGAGGCTGATGTTGAACATGTTGTAGATCTTCTGAACCCTGGAGCACAGCGCATTCTCTCGGACAAGCTATTCGAACTTTGTTTCCCTGGTGTCCAAGAGGCCTATGAAAAAACTCTCAAGGAAAAGGAAACAGGTGCAACTGCCGACCCAAACGTGCCAGCGGGGACGATTACCTAGAGCGTCCTCCTGTGACATGGGTTGACTACTTCGCGATGGCAAGGTACGACCTGCATCTCGATTTGGAAGAGTTCTGGGACTTAACACCGGGGATGTTCCAGGCTCTCTGCAAACGAAGGAATGCAGGTATCCGGTATGAGAGGTACGCAAACGCTTTGACAGCCGCAGCGGTTTACAACTCGGTTCGAACGAGTGAAGACTCCCCGCTCATCTGTGCCTTCGATTTTCTTCGGGATGAAAAGGAGTCGGCAAAGTTGGAGAAGCTGCGAGAAGGCAAGAAGTTCATCAAGAAGGTAATTGGTCAGATGCCAATGATGACACCTCGCTCGAAGCTGCTGGAAATTCGCCGCAAAGCCATCATCGACTTGGCAGCGAGTGGCTACGAAACTCCGGAAGAACTATTTGACAGTGTGTGGCCTTCGCTGAAGCCAACAGCAGAAGAGAGTAGCTCATGAGCGAAATCGGAGCCCTAATAGTTCGACTTCAAGCTGAAACGGCTGAGTTTCGGGAGGATCTCGGAAAGGTAAAAGGTGACCTTTCTGACCTTTCTGATAAGGGCGGCGAAGCTGGTCGCGGCATGTCCTCTGGAATGGGTGAGGCTCGTGGCGGACTGATGCTTGTTGAGGAATCGGTAGGTGTCCACCTTCCTCGCCATCTAAACGCCCTCATAGCTAAAATCCCTGGCGTTGGTGCAGCCTTCGCAACAATGTTGCCGATTGCCGGAGTGCTTGTAGCAATTGAAATTATCGTCAAGCTGATAGAGAAGCACAACGAACTCAAGGAAAAGCAGAGTGAAGTGGCCGCTGCGACGGCTAACCTGACCTTGGGTATCGACAGTGAAACTCACTCCCTTGCAAATGCCAACTTAAAACTAGATGACACTATTGCAGCCTTAGAACACAAGCCCAAGCACAACTTCCTAGCAGAGGCAATCAACGACAACGTCATTGCCATGGACAAATGGGCTGAGAAGTCATCCACCGATTTTGCCAAGGAATCAAAAGAGCTGAACGCATACATCGGTTGGTGGGCAATTCTCAAAGAAGAAATATTCATGACTGGTGATCCCTTCGGGAAACTGGGAAGGGGAGTCAGTGATGCTGCCGAAAAGGTAAAGAGTATCGGAACTCACATTGATGCTGTTAAAGAGGCCATGGAGGGTCTCGTTCCGGGAACACAAATCTACAAGGACAAGGTTTCTGACTTAGTTGGCTGGTATGGACAACTTAAGACTGCTCAAGAACAAGGAGTTACTGCTGCGAAGGCACTTGGAAGCAATGGAATTGATGCTATGTCTCAATTCCAGCATGGGGCCATGATGGCCGCTCATGAAGTGACAACTTTGAGTCAGGAGTTGGAAGCAGCGGGTAAAAGGGTAAAGATAGCCGGTCTTGAGCAGGGCAAAGTAAATCTCGAACCTCTGAAGCAAAAGGCAGAACTTGAAGCCATTGCAGCCGCTGGAGCTGAGAAACATGCCGCCGCTGTAAGGATGTTGAACGATACAGAAGCCAAAACTTTGGCTATTAGCAAACCTGAAGACTCAAGCAACCCTGATAAGGAAGCTGCTGCTTCCAAGAAACTAGCCTTGCAAGAGCGTGATGATGCTATTGCTACGGCAGTTGCCAAAATCAACGCAGAAACTAAGGTCTACGAAGCGAAGAAGAGAGCAGCGGGAGATCCTCATGAGCAAGCCAAGCTGCTTGCAGCCTATTTACAGGATGTGACAGCGGGTAATGATGCAGTCAATCAGGCAAATGCGACTGAGCGGTCGAAAGAAGCCGAAGCTGATGCTACCGCTGCAAAGACAAAACTCAAGCTGCTTGAGGATTCTATTGCCAAAGAAAATGCTCTGGTAGACAAGGAATCTCAGCAGAGGATGAAGGTCGCTCAGGAAACCCTCAAGTATGACGAGGAACTTGCTAAGCAGGATCTTGCACGGAATGAGGAAAGCGTCAACTCCGCTGTTGCTCATGAAAACATGTCTTGGAAGCAAGCGCAAGCTGCCAAGATAGCTTTCATCAATCAGGAGACTAACGCCAGGATACAAGCGTTAAACAAGGAAGAATCGGAAGTTGTAAAGGAAAAGCAGGCAGAGATTGACTCTGCTGAGGCCGCTGCCAAAGCTATGCTTGCGGCCAATGGTGGGAATAAGGAAGACCCGAAGTACATTGCCTATCTCAATCAACAGAAACTTCTACTTGCCGAAATTGATGCTCTCCAAAAGAAGGTAGGACAAGACTCAGTACTGGCCTGGAACGCGGGTGCCGCTGCCGTTAAGAAGGAACAAGACGCTCTCACTCCGCTTCAGACAGCAATGAAGAGAGTGCAGACCGAGTTCAACTCTGACTTTGCCAAGATGATCGTCGAGGGCAAGAACTTCGGCTTGGCAATGCGGCAAATGGCTGGCCAGTTACTGGAACAGATGATTGAGTTCGAGATCAAACGTCTCGAGCATTCGATCATGACTAATATTCGGGAGACAACAGCGAATGCTGCTGCCAAGGCTGCTCAGACAGCTACAAACGCCGCAGCCGCTGGCACTGATCTCGCTATCCAGACTGGGTCCGACAAACTATCACTTTTGTCATCGGCTGAAAAAGCTGCTGGTAAGGCATGGGCATCCGCTCCCAATCCCATCATAGGTGCCATCGAGGCCGCTGCTGCCTTCGTTGGAGTTCTAGCGTTTGCCGAGGGCGGAACAGTTCCCGGTGTAGGAGTTGGAGATACCGTTCCAGCAATGCTCAGCCCTGGTGAGACGGTCGTATCTCGCGTGCTTACTGATCACGTTGCTGCATCTGCTAGCGGATCGGGAAGCAAGGGTAACACCGGCACTCACAACACCCATAACTGGAATTTCCAACCGACCGTTCACGCCATGGATGCCGAGGGAGTTGATCGGGTGCTCGCCAAGCACGCTTCAGTATTCCAGCGCCATGTCGGAGCCCAGTTACGGAGGCTAAACAAATGAGCTTCTACTACACAATGCCTGCTTTGCCGATTTCAATGGCTTCCGGCATCAAGAAAACTCCCGTCTTCAACACTGTGAGACAGAAGTCTGCTGCTGGCTATGTTAGTGCGCTTGCTTTGCAACCTTACCCCACTTGGCAGTTCGAGTTCAGCCTTGATCACATTCAGGGTAACGAGTCTATATCCTCCAGCATCTTGGCTAAATTCTTCGGCACCTTCATGTCCACTTGCGGCGGAGCCAGCCCATTTCTATTCGTGGACCCGCAGAACAGCGGAGTTCTCACGGATCAGTTTGGCACTGGAAACGGAACCACCACTGCCTTTCAGTTGTCTCGCAATATCAATGGGGCAGTGGACATAGTTCAATTCACTATCGGATCTCCACTTATCTACATCAACGGAACTCTGAACACCAGTTGGACGATTTCAGCAACTGGAGTAATCACATTCTCTAGTCCTCCGGCTGTCGGCGCTGTCCTCACTTGGACGGGTAGCTTCTATTACCTCTGCCGCTTCTCAGAGGACACGCTCGATTCAACCCGGTCCTACACCGTCAACAACGGACTAGATCAGTGGATGATCCAGGGCGTGAAATTCCAATCCGAATTCGTCATGGGTGCGATCAATGGTGCAATCGCTGAGCCAGGTGGCTCATCCGGCGGATTCATTTATGTGAACGGAGTACTGGTGGGCAACACCTCAGGCACCATCACGGTCAATGGAGACACAATATGACGAAGTTCATAACCTGCATTCTCTTTGCATTTGGATTAGTGGCCGGGGCACAGAATGTCAACTTTTCGAATACCGTCCCGGCTGCTCCTTCGGGTAGTGTCAACGTCATCTGGCAGCATGACGAAAGCAACCCTGCCAATGTGTCGGCTTATGTCCCGTTGTCTGCCTTGACTGGAGACTCTTTCGATAACCTCTACGTCACTGCCTCAAGCAACCCGACAATATTTTGGGCCCCTGGAGGAACACCGGCAGGCGAGCTTGAGTTGACTGGTAGCGGGACATTTGACCTTGGTTCCGGACCTCTTGGCAGTTACAACGGAACCTTATGGCTAGCCGATCTACATGCTACGGATAACGTGTATTCGTCGGCAGGGCACTTCAACACTGTCACGCTTACTGCTGATCCGACAACCAATCTGCAGGCCGCAACCAAGCAATACGTGGACGCCCAAACTGGCGGTCCGCCACTATCGTTCAGCAATATCGATGATTCTCTAACGAAGTGGAAGGCAGTCTGCGTTCTGTCTGCTTGCAATCCAGGTGGCACGGATACTCCTGCGTCAACTTCTCAGACTATAAACAATGTGTCGCCGTCGCTAGACGGTCATTCGATGCTCATTTCTGAGACCACGAATGCCACATCTACCCAGACCAACGCACTCTGGGTTTACTCGGCGGGATCTTGTGATAGCTGCACTTCGATCACTTCCGACTTCGAGGTTTACATAACCAATGGAAGTGCGGCTGACAACATCGAGTTCGATTCGTTCATCTTCGATGCCAGTGACAATCTTGATTTCATGTTCGGCACTCAGTGTAACCAGACTTTAGGGTACTGGCAGATCGCTAATAACTCCAGTCCCTGGCAGACGTCTTCTGCCGCTTGCAACCTGACTTCCGGGACGTGGCACCACATCATTGAGAAGTTCCACCGTGTTGCTGGAGATACCAGTTGTTCCGGAGGTTTGCCTTGTGAGCATTTTGACTCCATTTCTGTGGACGGAAATGTAAACGTTATCAATATGTCCTACGTGGCAACGACCCTCCCAACTGGGTGGGCTTCAACGTCAGGTTTGCAATTCCAGATTGACATTGGGGCGACAACCGGCACGGCAATAACTGTATCTGAAAACCTGGATGAAATTTCCTTCTCAGAAGGTCCGACTGCGGGATACCTGCCCATAGGTGGCGGTGCTATCACAGGACCGATAACGGTTCCTCTCATCAATGGAATGAGCGTTACTTCCACCGGAGTTGGAACTGGTTCAGTGAACCTTGGTGGCGGTCTTACAGCCTTCTCAACCGGCACTGGCAACTTGGCCGTGGGACCGGGCACTCTCAACTCGAACACCACGGGTATGAACAATGTGGCTGTTGGTCAAGGTGCCTTGTACGTCAACACGACCGGCACAAACAACGTGGCACTTGGTTTGAACTCTCTGAATGCCAACACGACCGGAAATGAGAACTTGGGCATCGGACAAGGCTCTTTGGTTGCCAACACCACTGGTAGCGATAACACAGGTGTTGGTAAATCCACCTTGGCTCAGATTATTGCTGCCGCAGGCAACACAGCAGTCGGTGATTATGCTGGATTCAATTCGTCAACACCGATGACGACTACCTCCTACTCAACATTTGTGGGTTTGAATGCAAACAACAGTGTAAACGGCCTCACCAACACAACTGTTCTCGGTTACAACGCGCAGGCAACCCAAAGTAATCAGGTGGTGATTGGCAACACTGGAGTAACACAGACCGTGCTGCAAGGCAACGTCCTGGCCCTGACAATCAACGGGGCTGCCGTCAAGCTGTTCGGTTCCGGAAACGAATCCTTTGGTGGTGCTATCCAAGCTAGTGCGACCGGAAGCAATAACACGGTTGTAGGATCTGGCGCCCTCTACGCGGACACAACGGGCTACAACAACAGCGCGTTTGGCCTCAATACTCTCAACGCCGATACGACTGGCTATGAAAACACAGGTATGGGGCAAGGCGCAATGCCTGCCGTGACAACTGGAAACGATAACACTGGCGTGGGCAAGGGTGCGCTAGGCGCTCTGGTGAGTGGGGCGGGCAACACAGCGGTCGGTGCATACTCTGGTTCCGGCACGACCACGGCAACTTCGACATTCGTCGGTGAGGGTGCAACCAATTCCGTAGATGGCCTGAGTAATGACACCGTCATCGGATACAACGCACAAGCCACTCAGAGCAATGAAATCATGATCGGCAATTCCGCCGTCACTGAGATGTGCTGGGCCGGAGGCCGTGCGTGTTGGTATAGCTCTTCGGGTGTGCCGTCAGCCGCTCTCTGTGTGGCAGGCAACGTGGGCTCTCTGTACAGCAACACAAACGGTGGCGCGACGACGACATTGTATGTCTGCACTGCTGCTGCAACCTGGACGGCGAAATAGAGAGGACAGTGATGAAGCGAATGCCAATACAACTCATCATGTTCTTGCAGAGAAGCGCAAACAATGTGCGTGCTGACCTTTTCACCATCAGCTTGCCCAATGGCCAGACTCTCTGTGCTACTGATGCACAGTTCGATCTAACGATTCCATCTACCACTCCGGGATGGACAGGATCTACTACGACGTTCTACGCCTCACAGTGGGGCCAGTGGTCACGTGGGGCCATCACTTCAGATGCAAGTTTCGATCTACACAGCAACACAATGGATTTGACCTGCATTCCACAACTGGACACCGTCTATCCAGGATCGTCTACGGGCATTCTCAATGCTGCGCTCAATGGATTGTTTGATGCTGCAAGCATCATGGTTCAGACGGTGTACATGCCGATTGGTCTGCACGGAGATGTCAACTCCGGCGTTGAAACCAAGTTTTGGGGGCAGATCACCAGCATTCAAGAAATCAACCGAAACAAGATCGCTTTTCAGTGTGCTGATTACTGCTACCTGCTGAACGTCAAGGTCCCCACTCGAATCATTCAAGCGAACTGCCCTTGGGGATTTTGTGATGTCAACTGTGGGCTTTCAGCATCCTCGTACACGACTAACTTCACCGCTGCCACTGGAACAACGGGTTGGGTTATGGTTCCGGTCACAGCTTTCAGCCATCCAACAGGCTACTTCACGCAGGGTGTGGTTACCTGTCTGACCGGCTCAAACATCGGGCTGAGTCAGTGCGTCAAGGTACATGATTCCAGCGGACACTTGGAAGTCATATATCCCTGGATCTTCCCGGTTTCGATTGGAGACACCTTCAGCGTGATCGCTGGCTGCGATAAGAGTTTGACTACGTGCGGTCAGAAGTTTTCAAACCAAGTTCGGTTCGGAGGGATGCCTCTAGTTCCGCCGCCGCAAGCGGCAGTATAGGTGCAACTATGTTGACCACTGAACAACGCGAAGCTGTAGTCACTGAGGCTCTCTCGTGGATTGGAACCCCCTACATCGGCTGGAGTTGTGTGAAACATTGTGGGGTTGATTGTGGACAACTTCTCTACGGTGTCTATCACAACTGCGATCTCATCCCCGAACTCAAGCTGCCCACTGATTACCCACTGTTCATCGGACTTCACAGAGCGTCTTCAGAGTATGTGGACTTGGTTGTGAAGTTCTTCCGTGAGATCCCTGAGAGCGAAGTGCAGCCGGGTGACCTAGTGGTGTGGAGACTGACCGGTAGCAAGTCGTACTGCCATGGGGCAATCATCAAATCCTGGCCCGATTACTTCATACACGCTTATGGCGACAAAGTGAAAGCAGGGAATGCCAGAACGAGACTGAGATTCCTCAAGTCGGAGAAACTCTTCTTCACTCTGAAAGACGGGGTGAAATAATGGGAAACATTCTTGGAGGCGGTGGAAGCAACAAACCAGAGAAACTCTTCGGAGTGAAGATCAACACTTCCGATTTGGGCAAGCCCCTGACTGTCATCATGGGATGTGCCAAGACCAACCAGCTTATCTTCTGGATTGACGGATTCACTGCGACACCAGACTCCAGCGGCAAGAAGGGTGGAGGCGGTGGAGGTAAGGGAGGTGGCAAGGGAGACGGTCAGTACCTTTATTCTGCTGATGTCGTAGTTGGATTATGTGCAGGTCCAATCTCAGGAATTGGCGACGTGTGGACTGGTCAGTCTTGGTTGGGATCTCCCACAGCTAACGAAAGCTATACCATTGCGGGACCGTCCTACAGCTACACTCCGGCGAATGCTGCTGCTCTGACCAACGACTATGGCGTGTCCCCGGTTTCAACCTATTCGGCATCCTTCAGTGACTACAGTGCTCCTGCCACCACGACAGTGAGCAACACGACTTCGATTCCGTACAACAAGCTGGCCTATGGTTCTACACTCACTGCTGGCACCTACTCCGTCAACCCCTCCACAGGAGCCTACAATTTCTCTGCCGCTAACGTTGGTCAGACGGTAAACCTCTCCTATGGCTTCTTGCTGACCACTATCAATCAGCAGGAGAACGACCTCGTACCTTCTGGATGCGCTATTCAAGTGGGCGGCTCCTACGCATTTGAAGCTGACCTGGGTGTGAAATACGCTGGGTCTGGTAGTAACTCAGGAAATGCTCTCTCAAGAGTAGGTGGAACTCCGTATGTCGCTGGGACTTATTCCGTGAGTGGTTCGGAACCTGCCACTTACCGATTTGCTCCCGCCGATATTGGTGCTGAAGTCACCATTACGTTCCAGATTCAGAACCCCAACGCGGTTGGTCAGAATGAATCCACCATGCTGGACTTCACCCTCAGCACTGGAAACATCGGCCAGTCTCCTTTCAGCTTCTTGCAGGGCAGCTTCCCTGGTGCAGCCTTGGGGTACAGCGGTGCTGCCACTCTTCTGTACGAGCCAATGGATTTTGGCATGGGCGGCGAACCTCAGCAGAACAGCTTCGAGGTGATCACGCCTGACATCTACGGCGGTGTATATGCCAGTGGTGGACCCATCCTTGACTGTAATCCTGTTCAATGCATGACAAGGGTTCTCACTGACACGCAGTGGGGTCTGGGAGTAGGAGCTATTCCATTCCCGGCTGCATTCATAGACAACGGGCCAAACGGGACGTGGGGCACTCCCGGAACTCCGTCTGTACAGCAAGTAGGAGCCACGGCCTGGAACTGGTTTGCTGCAAACAATTTCTTCATCAGTCCGGTGCTTGACTCGCAGGATACAGCCGACTCAACCATGGCGAAGTGGTTGGAAAGCGGAATGTGTGCATCTTTCGTCAGTGAAGGTTTGCTCAAGCTGGTTCCGTTCGGTGATACCACCCAAGCTGCCAACGGCTGCACCTGGACTGCTCCCTCGGAATATATCGTTGCGCTTGACGATACCTGCTTCATTGCCAAGGAGGGAGTCGATCCTGTAAAGATCACTCGCAGCGCATGGCAGGATGCCTTCAATACTGTGCAGGTGCAATGGGACAATCGGAGTAATCAGTATGCCAACGAGATAACTGAAGAGTCCGACCAGAGCCTAATCAATCGCTACGGTTCTCGCATTGAAGACCCACAGGATTGGAATTTCATCCACTCTCTGACCGCTGCAACCTTTGCGGCCAACATGCGCCTGAAGCATGGCACCTACATCCGCAACACGTACGAATTCACGCTGCCATACGTCTACTCCTACCTTGAGCCA